CATCACCTGTTGCCCCTACTGACTTCCATGTATTCCCATTAGCTAAAATAAGACTGTCTACTGTTGCAGGAAGAACAACCTCGTAATTAAGGTTATCCTCAGCTTCTTGCACTAAATAAAGAGCATCAGTTGTGGCTCCACCGCCCCCACCGCCTGACCCTGAAGTGATAGTACATTTAGTCTTTCCCCCAGAATCAGCACAAGTTACACCTGCCCCTGTGAAGTTAAGTCTTACTCTTTGCTTTATTTTGGTTCCTTCATCCTCTATGATATGTCCGGCAGCTTTCTTCGTGTCGTAAACATCTGCACTAGCAGACACACACATCAAACAAAGGAATATGGATAACAGTAGTTTTTTAGCCATCAAGACGTTTCTCCAATTCAGCAAGTTCTTTATCTACACCACTCTTGCGGATTAAATCATCAACCCTTAACTCACGGATTTTTACTTTCTTTTCTCGTTCAACTAAAGAATTTTTATCATTCTCTAGTTTAGATACCTCTTTCTTATTCTGTGATATATCAATATCTAAGTCTTTAATCTTCCTATCAAGAAACAACTTAGACTTTTCAGCATCGTTAATCTTTTCGCCTAAAACTATTTCCTTTGACCTGAGTTCGTTTTCAGCATCAAGGATATTCATTTTCTGGATTCTTAACTCTTCAGTGAGCTTATCATTAGCCCTAATCTTTTCTTCCGATTCAAACGCGGTTATATCATTCTTGGCTTTATCTGCATCTACTTCTGTTTTATCTTTTAGAAGTTTAGACTCTTCTGCGTCAAGTTTCTCTGCCAGAGTTTTTAATCTTGCTTTTTCCCCGGAGTTATCTTTTGCCACCCTGTCACTAACCGCTTCTTTTTCTTTAATGCTTAATTCACGAATAACGAGTCCGTCTAAAACCACTTGGCTTTTTACAGATTTATCGTTAATCGCTTTTCTTTCTTTGCTTATCTCTTCATTTACTTTTTGAAGGTTAAGCTCGGCTTCTACCACTAATAACTTTTTCTCTTTAGCCTTTTCCTGCGCGTCTTTCATCTCTGCCACTGCAAGACTTATATTTTCTTTAACACCTGCTGCCTGATTCTTTACTTCTTTTATTTCTTTTAAATAACCTATTTTCTCGTCGGATAACTTTTCAACCTCTTCACTCAGGTTAGCCAGTAATTCTTTTCTAGCACCTAACTGCTTCTCCGCTTCTTTTAATTGCTCAATAATATCTGACATTTCTATCTCCTTATCTAGTTTCTTTGCTTTTAACTAAAACCGCAACCGTTTCTTTTCCGTTAGCATCAGTACATTCAATTTTTAACTGATCCCCGCTCTGAAGGTCTAACTCGCCTTCATCTGGCGTGTACCTATAATACTCTTCATCTACAAGGTCATACGTTCTTAATACTTGGTCATAAGTAGCACCCTCTTTTGAATCTAAGGTGATTGTTATGGTTTCAGTGACATCACCTGTAAACTTAAAGAACACTCCTTGTATCTTGGCTTCCCTTTCATAATCAGTTGTATAACTCAATGCTGCGGAAGATAAATCTTGAGTTGTCTTTTTGTCAGGCTTTAAGAACTTTGTCATTTCATTACCTTTATAGTTAATGATGTATTGTTTGGGTTCAAACCTTCCCCTAATATTTTGAATCTTCCGTGAGTTCCCATGACCGTATCAATAGTCGCAAAGTGCCAGTTTGTGTCTCCGGCATACTCTACATCTATCGCGTCAGTGACTACCCAATTTAAATCTACTTCACCTTCTGTTGCCGGGAGTCCATAAGACTGCTCAAAATATAACGCTGTATCTGCCGTTGCCGGAGTCTGTTTATACATTACATAAACATTATCCGTGCTGTTGTTTCGTTCTAACCTTATCGCTTCAGTGAAAAGCCTTCCTGTCTTATCCACCACTAAAGCTGTTGAATCATCAGAAGTCTTTATTGAATAAGTTGTTCTTCTCCACTGGGCTATTGCCGGGGTTGCTATTAAAAGAGCTACCACTACGATTAATAATTTCTTGAACATTGAAGTTCCTCCTTGTAAAGAATTGATTTGTTATGTAATAATCCCACTATTACCGTTGTGAAAAACATAAATAATCCTAACTGCCAAACAAACATCCCTAGTGAGTTAAGGAATAAACAGGTAAAACTTGCCATTAGCGCAGCAATCATTGTTTTCTGATAATCCGCTAATTTCAGCCATGCTTTAAAAGCAACCACCATCATAGTTATTATTGAACCCATGAAAATTATAAAGCCGAAAAGCCCTAGCTCTTCTAAGACCTGTAAAGGGTCGTTATGAGCTTGTTGAAAGACATTGGGAAGTTGAATTGAGCTAACTTTCCGGGGATTGTTCTTAGGGAAAACGTATATGTGTCTACCAAGCCCAATGCCAGTTAAAGAAAATCTTGCGGGAACCTTACTGTCAGGCCCGTTCTTCCAGTCGTGTACTACCTGCTTCCATACCGGGAACCTTCCGTTATGGTGTGCTTTTATGTAATCTACCGGGATAATGTCGTTTGCCCTTAACATAATCCCTGATAATACAATCATTACAATCAAAGGATATATAAATCTCGGTCTTATCATTACTGCATAAATCAATATCGAAACTACCATAGCCCCTATCGCCATATTGCTCTTTGTTAAGCATACTGCTGTAATCATGGGAATCACCCGCCATCTATGCTTAGAATATAGCCCTAACGGCACTAGGAACGCTATAAAGGCACCTAAAATGGTTGGTTGACCCAATGTACCCGATATTTGGGGATTGACCACTGAGCCTATCATTTCGTGAGGTTTTATGAAATAGAATTGGTCTATACCAAAAGACTGGATAATGGCATAAACAGACATAGCAAACCCTACCCAAACCATCACACTAAGCAGGGAATCTATATTCTTTCTGGTGAATTTAATTGATTGGACACCAACGAACATTAAAAAGAACGCCAGTGCCATGAAGAGAGGTTTCCATATCCCAAAATGCGGATTAGGAACGTCATTCATAACAAGCGGCAGTCTCATAGCGAACCGGGTACTCAGTAATAAATACCCCATAAGCACGAGAAGCCACTTGTTACGAACCCTTTTTACCCCGAAATGAATAGCCGTTAATCCTATAATCAAGGCTAACCATATTCCAACATACTCCTTTGCCACCCTTGTATCAGGTGTAAGAACAGAAGTATATGGAAAGACTCTTAAAAGGAGTTCATAAAACGGAATGAGTATTAGCCCACCTTTTAGCAGGTTAATGACCATTTACTTCCTCCTTAGTTTGAATCTGTCCACGTACCACGAATACTAATTACATCCCAATACAGTGTTTCTGCACAAAGTATTTCCAGCGTGTCGCCAGTTGTACCCGGACTTGCTACTCTATCCCCTGCTGCGAAAGTTGTTGCTGCTGCACTATTCACAACTCCCCTGAAAGCATCAGTTGAAGCAGGTTTTAAAATAACATTTCCAGTTAAATCAGTCCCAGAAACAGCAGTTACAAACTTATAAGTAAGTCCTTTGGCCGCTGTCGGAAGAGTGAAAACTATATCGTGTGAAGGTATATTTGATATAGATATAATCTTCCCGGTGTCAGTCGCTAGAAGTGTATCACTGGTTGTTGACCTCTGGTAAATCGCCTGCATACCAACAACATCAGTCGTTGCTGACTGTTTAGGCTTTAATACAGAATCATCATCAATGATCCAATTCCCTGTACTAAACTTGTTGGCAGAAGCCCCGCTAACAAAACAGAACATCATTAACAAGGCTAATGCAATAATCAATCTCTTATTCATAATTCCTCCCGATTATTACGGGGGCTAATTAAAGCCCCCATAGATTAGCCCTATTATAAACCAGTGCTGGCAAATCCACACCGCCAGTTATCCGCACCTAAACTATTCCTCATGCGACCTTTGAAAGAATAATACTCGTTCTCTTCATCAACCCATGAAGTAAAGTGTGGTCTTTGTCTCCAATAAAACACAAGGTGTTTCATCCAAGGAAAGATTATATACCAAGCTGTGTTAGACCCGCCATTAGCTGCATTAACCCATATCCATTCTACTGGCTCATATTCCCATGACCAAGCCTTACCCTTTGCAAAACGGTTGCTGTCTCGTTCTGTGGTATCAGGTCTTTCTATCGCCCTGTCTGAAAGAACTCTAGCTACCGCACCTCTTAATGCAGGTGGATAAACTAAAAGCGGTTTTCCAGAAATAGGAATAGGAATCGCTGACATTGTATACATATTGGTCGTGATTTGTGTTTCTGCTAATTCCAAGTTGTCATGTGAAAAAGCACCGCTTAACAAGTTGTCGTAATTTACGCCAGTCTCTTCGCGGTTTTTATCATGGTCTGTGTCCCAAATATACTGACCATCTGGACCGGTTACTGCTGTTCCAAACCCCTTATACAGATAATTCCCTGTATCTTTTTCAACTCTTGCCCTACAACCTCTACCCATTTCCTTCGCTTGTCCTTCTTTCTTTAACAAGAAATACTCGTCATCATCCACTGATTCAAATGACCCTTGGAATTTCTTGATAAACTTCGTATGGGTGAAAGTCTTTGGGTAGCCAAGCACGGGGTCTTCATAATTACCCCCTGAGCCTTCGTCTGCTTCTTCCCAAAGACCTAATCCACTTAAATCATCATGCTTTACTTCTTTTGTTGAGTCCTCACGGACATCAAACACTTTTTCCATTACACCAGAGTATTCGCCTTCCTTCATACCCTCAAGCAAAAACTGGTCATAGATAGGTGTATATAATTCTGCTACGCTATCTCTTATTGTAGACATCTGTAATCCTCCTATTTAGTTATGAATTAATTAAGCAACTGCATACACAAACCGACCATAGACAAATCCACCAACTTTATACGCAACTGCTTCTGCGGAAATATCTATATCTAAAACTTGGAATCCCATAGTTGTCCCCAATGTGGCATCTGTAACATCAACACCGTCATTAGATTCAAGGTCAATAAATTCCCCAATATCGGTCTGAGCCGCTACTGTTCCTGATTCGTTCATAACCCAATAGTAATCTGTGTCTGTCATAACTAAAACAGGTACACTGATAGAACCACTGGATGACGCTGCTTCTGCTGCTCCTGCTTGTGCAATACCTAAAAAAGTAGCGTCAAAAGCTGCTAATGTATTGGTAAAATAACCGTTACCGTCACCATTAACAACATCACCCTTCACAATAGTTGCATCAGCTAAAACATCTACCCATTGTATACCATCAGGCTTAACTGGGCCATCTAGCATAAACCCATCCTTATACTGAGGCGGTTTTTTTGTTACTCTAACTGTCATGTTGTCCTCCTTTAAAACTGATTGATGTTTGTTCTAAACTCAGAAGGAACGCTGTATTTTTCTTTACCCTTATGTCGCCAGCCGCAGTATGGACAAGTTTTTGGTAAGCTCTTTGTAGCTAGTGCGTAAACCTCTTCTTTGCACTGCCCGCAAATATAGTGATGCTCTATGTCATCCCTAGTTGTTCTCATACGTCTAGAGTTACCTCTTTCTCCATTGGTGCTTCTTTAAAGACATTTGCTCCGGGAATACCTCTCCGGCGTTCCTTTATAAACTGGAATTTTTCACCTATTTCTTTGTCTGACAATCTAGGAAAAGCCTTTTTCCATGTCGCATATTCCTTACCAGTCATAACTATCTTCCTGCCACTGGTAGGAATTTCTTTTGACCTAGTTGAAGTGATGCCTTGATCCCCTTCACTTTCAAGTGCTTCTTTCACGGCATCCTCCTTCATTTTGGCAACCTCTTCTTCGGTATAAGTCTTCTTATCCTCTGGCTTAACCTCAGGAGATTTTTGCATCTCAGCTAGTACAAGCTCAGGCCCGTTTGATACTTTGAGGAAATCAGGATTATCCTTAACTATCTTGTTGAACAAAAGAAAGTCTTTATCTTCGGCATTTTCCTTACGGTGTTTATCCTTCTCTTCACCGGGGCCAAAGAAAGGCTCTAAACCGGGAAGCGCAGTAAAAAGATTTTTAAGTGACGCCTCTACTTCAGCATCATATTTCTTTTTATCAAACTCTGGCTCTTTAGGCTTATGCTCTTCTTCAAGACGTTTCAAATCCTCAACTTTTTCATCCCGTCTGCGGAAATCGCGTTGAGATACCCATTCCCCATACTTCCGGGGGTTTTCAAGAGCAAACTCGTCAAGTTCTTCTTCTGACATTTCCATACGCTCTTCATAGGGCTTATCTTTATCCTCATTGATGTACTTTTCGATCCTGTCCTTTTGAAGCTGAACTGCTTTTTCCTTGATGGTAGACTTAGTTTCTTTCTTTTGTGTTTCTTGATTCTCTGCTTTCTTACCTTCGGTCAACTCCACAATAGCCTCTTCAAGTCTATCAATAACCTTCTGGGCTTCTGCCAGCTTACCGACACTTTCTTCAACAGACTTCTGTTGAGCTTTTAAAGCGTCTATTTCTTTCTGAATCTCGCTTTTTCTATCCTCAACCTTCTTGTCCATCTTCTCAATTCTCTCTTTTACTTCTTGCTTATTTTTTCGCTCCTCTTCACTGAGTTCTGAATCCTCAGTGTTGAGCAGAGCTTCCTCCTCTTCGGTCTTTTCAGCGCCTTTTGATTCTGGCTCTTCGAGTTCTTTCTCCGGCTCTTTCTCAGGTTCTTTTGTGGACTCTTCCTTCTCTTTCAACTGCTCTTTTCTCTTGTTCACAATTTCTTCCTGTTTCAGTAGCACTGGGTCTTTCTCCTCTTGAGGCTCTTTTACTACTTCTTCTTTTTTCTTCTTAGACATTTAATCCTCCATAACGATTAGGGGCGTTAAGTCCCCGCATAACTTTAGGTTAGTTAAGAACCATTTATTTAGATTTAGCCCTCTTCTTCTTGCCTTTGAGGGCTGAAGTTGGTGCCGTTGCTGGTGCTTCTGGTACTACTTCTTCTTTGGCTGGTATGTCTACCTCTGGTACTTTTGTGGTTAAAGCGGCTACTTCTTGAGCTTCTTTCTTCTCAATTACTTCTTGCCTGAATGCTTCAACCTCTGCGTCTATCTCGTTCTGCTTACGTTTCATTCTTAAATGGTCGGCTTTCGAAATCTGTCCATATATAGGGTTCGGTTCCCTATGTACTATTGGCTTTAACTTTTTCTTCTTATTTGTCAGCATCCTCGTTCTCCTTTTTTAAATCTCTTTTTCTATTAACTACCTTATTTATTAAAAATTGCGGCTCTTTACTCCTAGCCAACAACTCGCCTGCTTTCCTGTCATTATGCTTCTCTAACTCAAGATGCGATTCCTTTACCAAATAAGTTGCGCGTTCCTGAAATAACTTCTTTAAAATTGACCACCCATCAGTCCTCATAAATGACCGCAACATCTCTTCTTCGTACTGTGTGGCATCACTCATTCTGGAATCTCCGCTATCCCGCTATCCTTATTCTGTATCATCTGCTGTGCTAACTGGTCTGCCTGCTGTTCCTGCTGCATTTTCTTAACAAGCCCCTGAACATTCATCTGAGTCTTGAACAAGTGAGCATCGAAATTAGGTCTATACTCTTCATCAAGTTTATGATATTCTTCGGACTTCTGCCTCATGTGAGTAATAAAATGGTTCATCGCTGCCGGGGTCTGTCCTTCTGGCGGGTCATCTATCCTCTCACCCTGTTTCATCTTATGGAACTCTTGCTCGGCTTCTTCTGACCTGTCAGAGTCTAAAGGAGGTTCAGGCGGGAAATATTGCTCTGCATCCATCATTCCCATCTTCTTAGCTGCACCCACCCATAACTTCCAGCTACCTTTAGGATTTATCTTTGGATCCATCCATGGTGAAGCACTCAAAGATTCAACTCCCCACTGAGCTAACTGTTTCTCAAGGGTTCTTGAACCCGCGATTATATCAGGCTCAATAAAAGCGTCATAATTACCCCTCAAGGATTGGATAGATAGGTTAGCTAGTATCTGCTCGCCATCCTTACCTAAAATCCTTTCACCTAAGTTCTTTGGTGCTTTATCCTGATACAGCTTTACACAGTCCCCTATTGCCTCTGCATGGTCTAATAACATGGTCTTAGCCCACTTACCAAACCTAGTTTCTGACTTCTCATTAACTAAAACATCCCTCGTTGCTGTTCCATCTTTCTGGTTTGTACTCATAAAGTATGATGCTGAACCAGTGAGCCTTTCAAGCATTTCACACCATATTTGCATGTCCTGAACGGCCCATGCCATTGACCTACCGCCACCACTATCCACAACCGCACTAGGGTCATCTGTAGGGTAATACTTGCCCGGTTCCTTAATAAATTCCTGCTTGGTATATTGCTCGTCAGGCTTGAACCATCCACCCGGACAGTTCTCTTGATACTGGAAATCACTCTTCTGATTGAACACATTGTTGAAAGCATTAACGATAGGCGCAATCAACTCAGGTAAAGATTTACCTAATAACTTACCCGGTAAACGGATAAAAGGCCTACCGATAAACGGGTACTTACCATCTCTTTTAATCTTGCGTAAAGGTTTGCCACTCAAGAAAAGCCCTAGTTTCGGCTCTACATGGAACCTATACCGTTCATTTCTTTTATTCTTTTTATACTTGCCATACCATTCGTATATATCAACAGGCCAGTCCCTTAAATCAAACTTGTCTATTGATGCTGCACCCATTATGCCTAACTGTTTACACTTCTCGTCACCTAACTTATTAAGCTGGTATTGATAACAAGCCTCTTTCATCTGGGTTATTTTCTCTTCTGTCAGATTAACGAATATCTTGCGTTCTGACATCTCAAGTAAATCTGCCCCGTCTAAATGGATAACCTGTATGATATAAGGCAACTTCTCAATCGTTTTCCCGTAATTAGGGGCGATAATATCATCTACATTGGATATGTTTTCAATGACTCCCTGCTCAAACCGTTCATTCTCGGTCTTGATTTTATACCCGGTAAAGTCTTTTGTGTCTTTATCGTACTGCGGGATATACTTGTCCACCCAATCATACCAGATTTTCCAGTAAACCTTATAGAACGAAATGCCCTGTGTTATCTTATTGAACACAAACTCGTCTGCTTCAGGGTACATATTAATCTCAGCAGGACTCACCATCCACTTAGCAAACCGGGTTAGATTGTCCCGGTTATCCACATCGTTCTTCTCAGTAGCCTTGAATCCTATGCTTTCAAAGTTCAGGGTTGTAGCTAAAAGAGTCGCTTGGAATATATCACACACTGCCGGACATAACCCTAAGTTCCTGTCAGACATCCAATCATACTTATTAAGCTGTTCTAGCTTAGAAGGCGGGTCTGCGTTGTAATGCTGTAAATCTTTCTCCCTCTTCGTTTGCCACTCTTGTCGCGCCTTGATACCACTCTCGGCAGCCAAAACAACCATCTTGTTAATCTCTTTTTCTTCTTCCGGGCCGAAGGAATCTGTCTCGATGTCGGGTTCGACTCTATCGGGAAGTACCTTCTCTTCTTCTTTGATTGGATTTGCTTTCGTCATATATCCTCCTAATAAAAAAAACCCACACTGTTCATTTATTGAACAATATGGGCTCTCTGGCCTCTATTTACTGTAATGGCCTCTCAGGGCTCTAATTATAAACTAATCTAAATAATATATTGCCTTTGCCTCAATTTTATTAGCATGCCCACATTTCGGGCATTTATTCTCAAGTGTTAATACTGGGATTCCGTCAATTTTATCAAACTGAAAAACTCCATCTAAATCCGCATTAGTTTTATATGTGAATAACAACTTATTACATTTAGCGCAACGGTATTCTTTCATCAACCCTCCTGCTGGTAATATATGTAACTCCCTTGAATCATATAACACTCTTTACAGGTTTCCCCTTCATTCAAACAATCCGCTTTAAAGCATTTCTTTTCATCCATTGTCACGGCTCCCGGTACGGTAAAGCTCTTCTTCTCGAACTGGCAGCCTGTCTTGGGTTTGCTCTTTGTTTTTACTTTCATGTTTATCCTTTAAGGGTGGCAGCGGCCTGCCTAAATGCTCCCTCGTTCTAAGACCATGCTTAGACACACGCTGCGACCGTCGTCTTATTGTCCGAATTGAACTTTTTCAGCCGTGTTTCTGAGGAACAACCCCTAATATCTCCCCATTCCCCTTAAAAGCCTCTTGTTCTCTGCCTGAATAATACACACAAACAGGCTCCATGCTATGAAACCTACAACTAACACCATTGATACCCAGAATATGATTAGTCCGATGTTCATTTCTTGTGATCCTCTGCTATTTGGGATAACTCTGAAATAAATTGTTCTTCATCGTGGACTGAATCCAAAAATCCCGATTGTGAATGGTCGTTACAAAAATCTCTGATTTTATCCTCCAAGCTCTCTTCGCGTAACCCAAGAACATCGGTTACTGATATTTCCTTTGCAAGAGAATCTAAATCGTAATTAGCACTTCTTGGAATCTTGCTATTAATCTCTCTTGCTTTCTCCGCAAGCCATTCTTGATTTGCGTCATCAAGGTCTTTAACAGTAATAAAAAGGCTTTCTGTAAGACCAAACCTTTCGCTTAAATTTTTACTACTTTTTAAACATTGTTTTCTTGTCAATTCGTGCATCATCGCCTCTTGCCTCCCCTTGCCCAGTTAATTATTCCACCCTTAGCCGGGATCTTACTTGCGGGGATTATATTACTGGCATTCTTCGCAGCCTCTAACTTCCTCTTGTACCTCTCAGCCCTAATTGAATCGTCTAACTCACAAAAAGCATGGTTAATCATTATTGGTGACAGATTTGGATTGATAAACGTCGCTGTCCCCTTTGGCGTGTTCTTAGTCCCTATGATAATCTCTTCCATCGGAACGAAATCTTCCATCTTGTGCATAATCTTATCTGCAAGCTCAAGGTTGTCTTTTAGATTCTCCCTCAGAAATGCTTTGAACTCTTCAAGCTGTGATAACTGTGGTTCTTCTGCTTTACCTGAAACACCGTCTACCTTGCCGTTATCTCCCATTACCTCACCTTCCTTTCCCAATCAGGGTTAATCTTTTCACCATAACCTTTTTTATAAGCGTATTCTTCGTAGTTGATATTCCACCAACTATCAAACGTACACCACGCACAAGCAAGAAGAGATCCTTCGTATGAATCCTGCATATCTAACACTTCGTCTACTGTAGGCCATTTATCTCTGGGTATCCCCTCGACTACATAATCTACTACCATCAATAAACCTTCCTTCCATCTGCCTTGAACTGTTTAACCACAACATGCCTAGGATCACTCATAAAGAAATACCTCCCCAAGTCCGGGAAGTCTTTGTATTTCTCTTTTGGCTTAACATTGTTCTTGATATCTCCATCTGACGTTTCTATATCTTTTCTTGAATACCTTGAGTGATGCCTTATCATGTTCTCGCAGTGGTCACATATCAGCCATTTGGGTTGTACGACAATCTCATTACCCTTCGTTTCATAATGTAAATACTCCCTGACCTTCAGGTGTCCGGCCTCAACCGCATCTATTCCATCATGAAAGATTAACCCGCGACTCTTTAACTCTTTGACCGGGGTTGTTTTAGCCTGACCGCCTTGCCTTTCAGCTAACTGAACTGTCTTATTACCAAAGTTCGGGTCAATTATCCTCTTAAATACCTTGCAGCCAAACACATCTTCAATGACCTTCTCTTTGTTTTTTATCAGCTCAACGTATTCATCGTAGGTCTTATCATCAGTCAACATCTCATTGAAGTTTCGATTCGGGTATTCATCTACTGTGTAACAAGTCCCGGTTGGATGAACTGCGAACCATGCCATAGCCCAAGGCTTCCTGTCGTGTGGGTCAAGTACATGGTACAAAGTATACTTAGAATCAGGTAAATCATCAAAGCTGATAACATGAACGTCTTTGTTGAAGGCTGGATATATCTTACCTGACAAGTTGATTGGTATGCCGTACATCCTTGACTTCTTTTCCTGCCGGGTCAATAGCTTGGCTTCATTCAACACCCTCTCTTTGTTGATGTAGGGGTTCTCAGGTGTCCACAAAAAATAGAACTTGAAATCGCCTTTTACTGCTACTCTGGGGAGAACTTCATCAACTAAGGGAGCATATTGACTTTCTAAGACATCGTGATCCTCGAATATGTCACCGATTAAGTCTGTTATGCCCTGTGTTGAAGTCATTGTCAGGATAATCTCACCATCCCGGTCAAGTAACCTCATAAGAATTTCGCCATAAACATCTGCTGGCGGCTCTTCATCGAGCCACACAAGGTCAATGTCATCAGACTGAAACGGTTCTACACCCTGATCATAACTCTTAAAGGTGATTAGCGTTCCGTTGTCAAAGAGCAACTTCCTATTCGTAAATCCAGTTATCTCATTATGCTTGCCATACTTGATTCTGTTCTTGGGGCATAACTCCCATATCTTTCTCTGCTGAATCGCTATTGAATCCTGAAATGTGCAGCCAACCGCCCAAATTCTCTGTTTTGGCTTACTTAAAGCCTTCTGAATAACGTATCTCGCACCCTCTTCCGACTTCCCGCTTCTGTTCCCGCCAAACAAACCCTTCTTTTTAAAAGGATCAACTTCAAATCGTGCCTGTAGATCTAGTGGCTTATGAAAATCTAGTGGCGTTATCTTTCGTCTGTACGCAAGCTCTTCATTAATTTTGACTAGCAGGCGTTCTTTTTCCAACAATTTCATTCGCCAACTCCATAGCTTTTGACCTTAAATCCTCTGTAGGCAATTCCCCGAGTTCTTTATGTAAATATGTTTTAACCTCTAACTCAACCTTATCGCGCCAGTTCTCAGGATTAACATTCTTTAACCAAATGAAAGCTGCTGCTGTGTCCGGGGGATATTGCTGTGTTGTTTTTACCTTAGTGACTTTTACCTTCCCCTTGCCTATATTATGCACAAATATTTTCTCTTCAGGATGTGAATATCCAACCCCTCTATGGAACAAACTATTCTCCATCCTCTTTATTGCCGCAGGTTTACCCTCTTTTATGGCGTCTAAAAACTTTTTATCTTTAGCAAACCAATTATAGATAGTTGCCTTACAAACCCCTGCAATCTCAGCTATTTCTTCGATAGTATGTCCTGTCTTAGCAAGGTTATGTGCTATCTGTGTGTGAGTTTCCCTCTTTTTGGTAGGTCTACCATTGGGTTTCTTGGTAGCTTTCTTCTTTGTGGCTGGTGATGGGGATTTTTTAGTGGTGTTTTTCATAATGTTTTTGTTATAAGCAGGCAACGATTTGACGAGATAGGAAACATACGTTCCTAAACATTTACGGATTTCACGTGTGTTACTCGTAATAGTCACGTTGCTTTTGAGAAACTCTGCTATCAGCATTGGATTCTAATAACAAATCTTCTCCCTTTCCAATCTCGGTGCGTTTCCTATTCCGCCACTGCTTATATTTTAGGGGGAAACTCATTCCTCTTATTTAACATTTTCTTAATTTACAAATGGCTCCCCCGATATAGCTGTAATAATCTTAAATCTTTGTGAAGCCTTTTTGATGTTGCCTAAAAATCCATTCCATTGATTAGGTGATCCTAATTGCTTTGTGATAGATTGAGGTTTAGTTTGATTCATGTAACCAGAACTCCAACGAAAGTTAATGCCAGACCTGAATCTAGCGTTCCTAATCTTCATTTCGGTATAAGCATCAAACATACACACTCCTAATCAGACGCATCTATTATATCATATATGTTGATAATTTGCAACAGTGTTTAAAAAAAACATCATTTAGTCATTCTCACGACCAAAAGCCTTAATCTTTTCGTCTCTGGTCACTTAAACCTCCTTTGCAAAAATGTCACCGTTCTTTATAAACACACATTTCATATTGCTGAAAACAAGTTTCTCCGCACAGGATTTATGAAAGTGAATAATGTCTCCGGGCTTGCAGCAGGTAGGGAACACCTTTCCTTTCCTGTTAGTGAACGGATCTCCACAAGTTACAACTCTGGCTATCCGGGCTATCTCTTTAAGGTTGTCAATAAGCACAAGTCCTGAAGGAAGTTCTTTCTCCCCGGTAAGAAGTTCTGCTAAGATATATCCTTTTGTGGGCTTAATCATGTATCACCCCGTCAATCCTTTTTGGTTGGATAGAAACATACTCCTCCCACTCAGTTGTTAATATTTTATGCCCTTCGTTCCTTTGGAATATTAGATTGTCACCTACTGATATTTCAAGCGTACATTCCGGGCCTATGTCAATGACCTCACCATAGTAATCCATGACGTTCTGCTTTGACCCGGCAAAGTCAGGGACAATAACATCACCGCCCTTCATTGTTTCTAAATGGTGAACTTTAAGAAGAACCATATCTCTAACGGCTTTTATCATAGAATCCCCCCAAATCCATCTTCAATAGTTCTAGCATTTCTTAATATTCTATCCGCATCATCTGTGCTGGCATAGATAACTGTTCCGTCAGGACACATAGCTACATATTGACCTATTGAAGCCTTTTTACTAAGTTTCCATTTTTTATGTTTTTTGAATAATACCCTACTTCCGAAAGGAGAACCTTTTAAATAAACTTCGACATACTTATTTCTGCATTTTATTACTGTTCCAAACGGAATAACTATATTAGTCATTTTTGTTTATCCTTTCTGCAAACTTATCCCAAATTGAACCCATGTATATATGAAAGAATGGTATTACCCAACTCCATTGTCTTTGAATAAACCAATACTGTGTTTTAATATCTACTAAGAGAATCAATGTTATTGGCAGGACAATGAAAATTAATAGGAACGCTGTTCTGTGTTTGTCCCCGAACAAAACAAGTGGCAGGAATGTCCCGGCTATAAAGAACCCGATAATCTTATTCCCAATTAAAATAGACCAGATTATAATTATAAACTGTACCGGGAACTGAACCGGGTTAGGGATATACTTAAATGTTTCAACAATGCTTTGTGACTGATTAGGTTTCCAGCCAAAGGTATTGAAATGCGCGAACCAGCACCATATCGGGAAGGCTATTAAAAATACTGTCAGGAAAAACCGCCAAGAACAACCTTGTTTGTTTGTAATCCATAACCATAGAACCGGGAGAACAAAAAAGAATATCCCGTAAGCATGGAAATTGAAAGCAAAAATCAAGAATATTGCCGAAAGAACCTTTTGCCAATTATTGTATGAGTGTAATCGGTAACTATAAGAATGTATCTTCGTACAAATCCAGAAACTCCCTAAAGCGAAGAAGGGCATGGCAGCATACGGCCTGAACTCGGTTGCATGAAAGATTAGTTCTTGGTTGCAGGCATACAGTGTCAGGGTTATCAGCCAGCCTACCCAAGTGCTAAACGACTCCTGACATATCCTCAGAAGGAAATAAAGAGCCAGTACTTGAAGGATTATGTGGCTAATGTTGATTTTCCATTTATTGAACTTGCCTACTTCCGCGTCACCATAGTTCTTGTTATCGAACTTGACCGGAAGATATGTCAAAAGGTAGTCACCCGGAAAAGAAGTATGATCCCCGTAGTTATTGAATTTCAGGATATTCTTAAAAGGTTTATTGACTGCTCTAAGCTGGTGAAGTTCATCTGTCCACAATCCGTTTATGTGCCTATAATATCCTCTTGCGAATAAAGAAATAACAATAAACAGTATTACAATAACAACAATCCCGGTTCTTTGTTTCATACCTCTCCTTTCTAATCAATAAAACATGGTGATACAAGCCAGATAATTCCTGCCCAAATCAAAATAACAACTATAATGACTATGCCTTCTTCAAAGATTCTGTTCAGCTTCATCTTATCTTTTGGCACTATTTCCTCCCTGTTTTAACTATAATCTCAATTACTTCGTCGAAAGGATTTCTGACTAAACCAAACGCACATGTAAGATTAGTGCGAGGCAGGATATACCCCCTATATAAAACTGTTTTCCTTCTTGTCCTTTTCTTATCTTTTGGCATCTTGGCTCACTTTTTTAGGACTAAATAACTTCATATACTCTCTAATGGTAGAGTCACAACAATTGACAACCTCTCTTATTTCTTTAAAAGAATCTCCCCAC